AAAAATACGGCTAAAAGTTGTGCGGTTTCTTTTTTCATTGTGTTTGTGTTTTGATTAAATAATAACCAAATATACAAGTTTTACACAATCCACCAAATTTATTTTTGTAACCTTGTTGCAATTATAGAAAGGCATACCTACCCGTGCCACGTTTAAGGCTGAAGTTCTGCCAAGCCAAAGCCAAGCCTACAACCGCATCATCGTGAAAGCCTGAAGGTGCTGAGTACTTTACTCCCGTTGCCGTGTATTGATACTCAAATACTTCTAACTCCTGGCTTATTATACCCTCAGGATAGCCTATCTTACCTTGATGTATGGCAGCCTGTAGCCCTTCCATTAGCTGCTGCTTACTTGAACTTGTAAACTTTAAGCCTTGTATCATTACCCCTTCTCTTTGCAGGTCTTCAAGTATCGGGTCTCCAACCCCCGTAGAATCGACAAGGATAGGGCATTTAGGCAGCCTAAGGATAGTTTGCTTGGTATTGTGCCAATCCATTTGGAAGCGGTCAAAATAAGCCACATTCCCGTCTTCGTCTAAACCTACGATAACTGTCCAATCGACCGACTTGGCAAGGTCAATTCCATAAGCTACTACCGGCATAGTTGTTACTGGGTGTAAGCACTTGCGTATATGTTGGCTTCCGAAAGGGTTAGCTGCGTTCTCAGCCGGGTTTGCCATATACTCCTGCTCAAATACAACCTCTGGCAGTTGCTTACGAGCATCGTCTATTTCATTCGGGTCTATGTAAGGGTTATCGTATGTAGTAAACTTAAAGCTTTGCCAATCGGGTTCGGCTTTGCTAAACAAACTAAAAAAGTAATTCTTACCTTTAGGGGTGCTAATTAATATAGCTTTACCCTTATAGTCGGTTAAGGTAGGTCTTATCGAGTTTAGCCACCCGTCTTCTAAGTTAGGTATGTAAGACGCCTCGTCTATTACTGCCAAGTGAAACTTTAAACCACGAAGATTATCTAACCTTTCGCCCGTAAAAAAACGAATTGAGCCACCAGTTATGAAAGTAATTACCAGGTCGCTTTCATTTTTTGAGTATATCTCCAATGGTAATAGATCAACTATCTCCTTAAAAAATATCTTTCCTAATTGGTAAGTAGGTGTAATGTAAGCTACACGCTTTTTATTAACTGCGGTATCTATGCTTATAGTTTGGCTAATCAAGGACTTACCAAACCTTCTACCTGCCATCATTACAATAAACCTACTATCGCATTCAATTACTTGCTTCTGCGCTGGGTGTGGGTTATGTAACTTCAAGCCTACTGTCTGCATTATCTATCGTAAGTTATTTTTATCTCACTTACTTCGTGTTTGTTTTCTGACTTCTCTACTAAGCTATTCAAACGCTGAGTAATGCTTGGATTGTAAACCCCTGCCATTCCCCCTTCTATTTGGTCTTGTCTAATTGTTTTCTTAATACGCGAACAGATGGTACGAAAATCCTCATAAGCATTATCTAAATTGGCAAAGTATCTTCCTAAATCGCTTATAACTCCTTGATTATAACAATAGTTTTCAAAGCCTTCTATTGTCAAAGGTCGCTCCCTTAATCTGTAAACTTCGTCTCCGTCTTTGCCTACGAAATCGTGAACTTTAATAGGATTGCTTTTACAATACTCGCAATACTCGGTAAAATATTGAAGCATTAACTCTGGTGTTTCTATTGCTTTATGCCTACCCATCTATTTTTGTTTTATAGTGCTGACATATCCTTTCCATAACGGATAGGTAATATGTGTTGAAATCTTTATACCCTTCGTTGTCTTGTTCGTATGTTCTGTATAAGATGCCTCGTAATCTTTGACTCGGTGTTTTGAACGTGTCAGGGTCTGCTTTAAGGTTTTCTACGATGTCTTGCTCTTCTTTACTAAACGGCTCTTCTTTAATTGCTAAGTAGCAAAATTGTTGGTTAAGTTGGAATAGGTTAGCTGCATCTTTAGGACTTAGTTCTTGGGTTGCTAAAGTTAGCTTTATTGTTTTGTCTTTGCGTGAGGCTATGCTCTCTACTTGGCTTGATAGTATTATCATAGTATGCCGTTAATTATATCGTTTGCTTCGTCTATTGCGTCTTCTTGATCTAAGTAAGTATCTACGTCTGCTATATGTTTGTTAATTAGGGTTTCTGCCATAGCATAGGTATAATGTCCTATCGTGGTCATATCGTCTCCGTTTTTACCCGTCTTACATACTGCTACGAAGTATGCCTTATGTGTTAGGATAAGCCATATAGCGTTTAGTTTTCTCATCGTCCTTGACCTCTATATGCTTTTTCTCTGGGTGTGTGCTTGTTAAAGGACTTCTTTGCAGAGCCTCGCTTCCTTTTCCCGAATTGAATTTTGTTACTATTTTCTTTAACTTTTGCCATCTATTAATTTATAATTTATATTGTTAGCTAAAACTCTATTTCTAATTGTTGGTCTTGAAACATTTAAATATAATGCACAATCTGTAAATGATTCAAATATTTTATTTTCTGGAACATATAATACCTTCTTAGACATTGGGTGTTTCTCTCCGTGCCTACCTAATGCAGGTTTAACAATTTTATTTCTTTCTGATAAATAAGGTCTTTTTATACCTACATTAGTTATTCCTTTTGTACCCTTTTTAATAGCATTAATATGCTCTATTGTTAATTTTTTACCCTTATGGGCATCTGATATTTTTTTTGCTACTAATGGGTCTTTGCTTATAGCATAAGAAGGATTAGCTACTAAATTCATTCCATTCTCATTTATTTTATTATATGTTCCGAATAAAGATATATAAAATTTTTCCCATAATAACATTTCTTTATAAGGTATATTTCCTAAATCTATAATTAATTTATAAAAATTATCAAATCCATATTTCTTTATAGAATTAGTAACGTATCTATTATCATTACAATTTTTATACCCACCAAATCTTTTTTTAATATTACTTGTTGAGCCTACATAAGTCCTTCCCTCACTATGAGTTAGTAAGTCAAAAAAATACACATACTTATTCTCGTTACCTTTTGCCATAATTCTTTGCGTGTATGTCTTTTAGGAACTCTTTATATTGTTTTTTGTCTCCGTATTCTATGTGGCACTTCCTACACAATCCCATTAGGTTTTCTATTACATCTGCCTTTTTGTTGCCACCCATACCCCTTGCCTCAATATGATGCACGTCTACTGCTTGTGAGCCACACACTTCACAGGGAACAAAGTCCGTTGTTTTATACCCCATTCCCTGCAAATATATCTGCGTGTGTTTCTGCATACTTTCCCCATTAAATTTTCCGTTGATTAATAATTAAAAAATTTAAGTATGCAAATTATTTTCCGTCTATTTCCTTTAGTTTATTAATTGCCCATTCAATCCCACTCGTACCGCCCCACGCATCAAACATTAAACCGCCACAACCTTCGCTATAAGGAACGTCTTTATGTTGTTGGTGTCTTTTAAACGAAGCCATACGGGCAATCGTATCTCTACTAATCGGCTCACGATTTGCCAACTGTCTTGCTCTTGCTTTACCTGTTGCTTCTCCGCAAGAACCCCAACCATTTTTCTCAGCCCATTCTATTGCCCTCTTTGCGTTGTTAGTAGCTGACTCCGGATAGTCGGTGTAACTTTCAGCAAATTTACCACCTGCAAGAATAGCCTTCCAAACTTGCATAGCTTTTTCCTCAGTATCGTACACGCAGCCACCTTGTCCGATTTTATACCTTCCGTTACTGCATCTTGTTATTGGCATAGTTTACTATAAATATACTTTCGGTCTAAATTTATCTCGTCAAAGTTATACTTCTTTTGGCAGAACTCAAATAACTTCTGTCCGCTTTCCTTTCGCATATCCGCGTCGCTTACTAAATCTCTTATATGTTTGTACCAATCCTTTTGGCTTTTAACGTAATGTACGGGCATATCTAAATAGGGATTGACATAGCTAACAATAGCAGGGTTCTTTTTAGAAGCGGTTTCTAATACCTTTAAATTTGACTTCATAGCATTGAACTTGTTATCTACCAATGGAATAACTGAAATATCGCTATCCGTATATGCACCCATATATTCTGTAACCCTTGCATAGTTATAGATCGTAGGGTTTAGCTTTAAACCGCAAGTGAAGGCATCAATCATTTTATCCCATATAGGTTTCTCCGCATCGTTGTAACCTGCTATTACAGTTCTTATATTCATACCTTGTAACCTTTTAAATGGCTGCCTAAGTATTTCTAAATCTCGTTCGTGCGTTCCGCTACCTGACCAAAACAATCTTACCTTGTAATCTTCTGTCTTGTTATCCTGGAACTGCTCTTGTCCGTAGGGTAAAGCGTTTGGTAATATATGTACGTTTTTATTGTAAGAACTTATCTCTCCTGCTAACCTTTCGTGAGTACAGGTGCAAAGGTCTGCTATCTTTAAGTAGTCGGTAATTAGTTTAGGTATATTGTTAAGCTTATATCTTAAATACAATAAATGGCTTTCGTTTAGTTCCCAGTAATCGTCATTGTCTACTACCAACTTAAAGCCGTACTTGGTTCGCCAGGTGTCCATTTGCTTGGCATCTATCTCATTAAGCATTCTATTCATTAACACAATATCCCAACCTTGCTCTAATAACTCGTCATTAAGTACATCTGTTATAAGTGCGTACTCCTTTTCTAAGTGTACTATTGGCATCATAATTCTATGCAGTCCTACGCCTGAGTTCGCAGAAGTTATACAAAGTATTCGCATCTTATGTTCTTTTGGTTGTGGTATATGTCTTGGTATTTTTCCCATACGCTTTGCGCCCTTTGTAAACTTTCGTCCTTCATTCGTCTATATTCCGTGCCGTTACCGACATCGTGTCCTATGTGTTCCGACCTCATATCTGGAAGGTAATAATTAGTAAAGCCTGTAATAGTTGCTCGTTCCCCATAATCTCTGTCTTGCATTCCGTATGGATCGTACTCAGTATTATAGCCGCCAACTGCGTCTATAAGTTCACGGGTAATAAAGTTATCGCCAAAGGGTGTATGTGTTTTATGTACCCCGTCTACTATTGGTGGCAAATCCTCTACACAATGTATTCCTATTATGCCTGTCTTCTCTATTCGTTGTGCAAACAGAACAAACTTAGCTAACCAATCTTGTGGTAATAAAATATCATTAGCTAATAAACAAACCGCATCGTAGTACTGCGTTATCCTAAGTCCTGCATTAACTCCGGCTGCTATGCCTCTCTTTTCTTTTGATAAGTCATAACCGGCAAAAGGGTAGTTAAAAGTTTCGTGCGTGTCGCTTCCGTTATCTATTAAAAAGCAGTCCGCATTGTAACCAGAGTTAAAAAAGTTTTGGTTAATTACACGCTGCGTTAAATCGTGTCTGTTTTGTGCAAGTAATAAAATAGCTACTTTCATTATCTTATGTTTGAGCCGATTTCCCTTGCCGGTACTCCTGCATATTTAGTATTTGGTTTTGCATCTCCTTTTAAGAAGGCACTTGCGCCAACCATACAATTTTCGCCTACGTTTGCAAATTGATGCAGAACTGCGTTTAGTCCTATATTAGCACCTTGATCTACAATAGAATGCCCACCTATTTTTGCTCCGCAACTTATTGTTACATTATCTAAGATAGTGCAATCGTGTCCTATGTGTGCGTGTTTCATTATGAAACAATTATTGCCTATAAAGGTATCTATTTCGGTTCCTGCGTCTATTGTTACAAGTCCTGTAATAACATTGTTATCGCCTATGTAAACTTTGCCTTTTTCTTTATTCCAGAACTTCTTATGCTCTGCTTTGTCTCCGATAATACAATAAGGACCAATGTAGTTGCCATCTCCGATAATTACATTATCGCCAATGATAGCGGTGGGGTGTATAAAGTTTGCCATAGTTAAGTAGTACAAGCGCAGTCATACGCAGGGTTAATGTTATCTAAATCAAATTCCTTAAACAAATTATTTTGTGATATACTTTTAAGCGTTTCTATTGTTACTCCATTAAAGTAAGTGTATTTGCTATTGTTTTCGTCATTGATCCATTCGTCTGCAAGTTCTGGGAACTCCCTTAATATTGCTAAGATAGCATTTTTACCTTTCATAAAACACAAAGTACAGTTTCCTAATATAGAAGGTATTTCCAAAGTGTAAGGTTTTTTGCTCCAATACTCGTTTACTATTTGCTTTGTAACCTTGCTTTCAAACAAAGGGAATTTATCGTGTACCTTCTTAAATCTTTGAGTACGTCGGCTAACTCGCATTGGTTCGTCATATCTAAAGCCTACCAAGTTTACAAATTCTCTTACCCCTATGCTTCTTAAATATCTTTTAGCCGTTTTAATTTTTAGTTCTATTGTGCAGAACCTTTTAAACTGATTAGGTAATGCTTTGTTCTTTTTTAACATTCCGTCAAAGCCACCTTCGTAACTTATTCTTGTTACTGGTATATTTTCAAACGCTTCAAAGTCATTAATGAATTTATAGGTTTTAGGGTGTTCCCTCATAGTATCGCAGAACAATACTATGTCTCCTGGCTTATATTCTTGAATAGTCATATAAGCAGAAGTTTTGCCACCGCTAAAATTAATTACTCTTTGCATTACGTTTCTTTGGTTTGGGTTGCTCTTCGTACCAAGTATATAAGCGTTTAATCATATCGAAGATACAATTACCGCACCATACTGTTAAAATAAAATCTGGACTCATATACTTGCGATAAATATGCTCGTACATTTTTAAGATGTCTAAATCGATATTACGCACATAACCATTTTGGACTGTATGCCAATTACCAATGTGTTGATCTAAAAAGTTGCGGTGTTCTATTTCCATAAGTTCCACATTATTTTTGAAAGTAAAGGTGCTAACACTCCCGGAATAAATACAAACGCAATAACATCAGTACATATTGCAGGTAGTAAATATAAAGCCAAACCTGTCCAAGCTGCTAAACAACTCGTGCAACTAAAAGGCTTAAAATCTAATTTCCACTTCCTATGAAATTGGTGTATCTCTACAAAGAAAATTGCAAAGCATATTGCTGCTATAATTATCATTTGCGTAATTGTTTTTTAAGTTCTCGTTTAGTTAATTTTAATTCCCTATGTATTGACATATAAGGAATACCTGTAACCCTACTTAATTCTTTAGCGTTGCAGTTGTGCTTAATTGCATAAACTCTTAAAAGTTCTGCTTTGTACCAGTGCATTTTAGATAACTCGTCTTCTACTTTGTTTAGTAAATCTTCGTCTCTATCGTGTACTATTAATTCTACTTCTAAAGGTTTTCTGTATGTCCTATAAAATTGGCTTGTATTACTCTGCATCATATTAATCATAGTTCTAACCAAATAGAACTTTAATACGTTCCGGGTGCGCATATCAATTAAACGCTCTTCGTCCATTTCGCATAGTACCTTAAATATTTCGCTTCTTAAATCTTCTCGTAAATCTTCAGGCTGCATCTTGTCTATTGCTTCCTTAAGTTCTCGGCTTTCCCAAAGTTCTAATATGATGCTATTCTTGTTCATATTCTTTTAAGGTTAGTTTGCCGTTATCTTCGGTTGCTATGTAACAAAAACAATTTGCCGTTTTTGCTAAGTTTAAAAATGCTATTTGGTAGCTGCTAAGTTTATCTCCTATGGCTTTTGTTTCGCAATAAACCGCAACTCCTGTTTGTGTGTGAAAGCCTACTACATCTGGAACTCCTTTAAGTCCTATGAAGGTGCGACCTCGAACCGCTAAATTGTTATTACGCCATACAAAGCACCCGTTTTTATTTAGGGTCTGGATAGCTTCTTTGGTTAATTCGTTTGCGGTCATATTACAAAACTATATTAAGAAAATGAAACTTTGCCAATTTTTATTTGCTGTTCAAAAAATAAAGCTACGGCAACTGCTCGAGCCTGGTTCTTTAACCATTGTTCAGTCCATTCGTCTCGGTACTGCTTTGCACTTATGATGTCCATTTTATTAGCTTTGTAGGTAATAATCTCCATAAGCTTCTTTTTAGCAAGTGCGCCATCTTCTTTTGTCCATACCTTGATGCCTGAACTATTAAGTTTTGTAAATACGGATAATGGGTTAAACAACCTGTCAAAAGTTCTATTTTCCAGAACCTTATATTCTTGGTAACTGTAGTCAATTATCTCTAAATCGGTTAAGTGTGGTATTGCTTCTACTCGTTCTTGTGGCATCATTTTTCTTACTTCGTTTGCTTTTTTCTTGTACCTATCCATTACTTGACTAAAGTATGCAGGGCTAAAATTCTGGTAGTGGTCTATAAAGTCATTAGCTACCATTTGCTTAAACGCTACTTTAACTTCGTTTATTGTAAAGTTCCCGTACTCAGTTCTTATCCAATCCTCTAAGATTGCCAACTTAACATCTCCAGGATTGTTAATACCTACAAGCTGCATCAAGTAAATAAGGTTCTGCTTAAATATGGTAGAGTTTATGTTCCTCATTCGTTCCCCCGAAAATGCGGTCATAATCTCCTGCTCCATAGGAAGTAGAGTGGATATAGTTGTAGTTTTTAAGGTTTTCGAGTTCGTTTTTATCAAGCTTTCGTTGATTGTTTGTAGTTCCTTTTGCATATGTGGTTGAGTTAGTTATCCAATTATTTGCTGATGCTCTCCAATTTTTCATAGGGTTTTTCCCTACTTTCCAACCATTACTTTCATAGTAATTTACAAATTTTTCAGCTTCAATCTTTGCTTGATCTGTTCCTATCCGGATTGACATATATTCGTAAACTTGCTCAAAAGTACATTTACTTTTATTTATAACTATATTTTCATTTTCATTTTCATTTACATCTTCCATAAGGTTATGTTTAGCTAAACCTAATGGTTTTGTGTTATTTTTAGGTCTACCACCTTTAGAGCCATTGTTTCTACGGCTTTCAGTAAATTGAATGCGTTTTTCAATCTCTTCACTTAGCCGTTCGTTGTAAAAATTTCCGTCTTTGTCTTTTAAAAACTTGCTCAAAACATCAACCGAAACCGAACCTAAAGATAACCTAATGGTTTTGTCTGTAAGTGTACCTTTTTGATGTTGTAAACATAAGAGAGTAATAAACTGTCCTCTCTCTTCCATTGTTAAGTCAGCTACTCCGTTTAAGAAATCACTGCTATAAAATAGGAATGCAGGGTCTTTTGCCATAATAAAATAAAAAAGCCCCCAATAGAGTCCAGCTACCAGGGGCTATTATTTAACCACTAAACACATTATCGTCTGGACTTCCGTTAATGTATTTTTATATATCTGCAAATATAAACTAATTTTCCGTAATTTCAATCTTTTGACAAATTCTTTTTAATTTGTCCTTAAACCAATCTTCCGTGTCAATTAGGTTGTTTGCTTGTTTGATATTGTGAATTGCGGTGGTATGGTCTTTAGTGCCGGTGTATGCGCTTATCTCTTTTAGGTTCAATTTAGTGTACCTTCTGAGTAAGTAAGCAGCAGCCTTGCGACCAAAGGTAGTTCTTAATGATCTATCTCTTCTTGATATATCGCATTCAAATACCTCTTCAACTAATTTAACGATGCTTCTCGCACCTATATCCGCACCTAAAGGCTCGTTGTCTTCTAAGCCTAACAACCCTAACTGCGACATCATTTCGTGCAATTTAACGTGGGTATTACGTTGAGCATAGTACAACTCCTTCAGTTGTCTTATTGAAACATCTCTATTTTTAGTTAGCATAATTAAAACGGCAATCCTTCCGTATCTTCTTTAGGTTTGAAATCATTTACATAAATCTTGTAATCTGGTTGCTTATCCTCTGTCTTGTAAGCATTAACCCACATTGAATATTTAACATCATTGATTGTGAAATTAATTACTTCTCCTTTAGTGGTTTGCTTTTTCCAACCGCCAGTACTCCATTTTTTTTGTTCCATTTTTTACTTTTTTATTAGTGAATATTTACTTACAAATTTAGGTTGTTTCTTATTACCTACGTTAATTAAGTCGGACTGTATCTTATATCCTTTGCGTTTTAATTCA